AAAGGTTCTGGGAGGTTAAATGGAACTTCTAAAACATCTTCTCCTAAAAATTTACTAGGGGTACAATCTACTCCTAATACTTGTTTCCAATAACGAGCAGCAAGCTTAGCTCTAATAGCTGCTTTCTCTCCATATCCTCTTATACAAATAATATTAATGTGCTGATAAGTATCACATACCCAATAGCCAATTGTAACTTGTGTAGAATAAAGTCGGTATATATTAAAAGAATTAACTACATCTTCATATTGACCTTCAACTAATTTAAAATCAATATCTTGTCTAATTAAACCATCTTCACCTTCAATAATTCTAATATCACCTTCATATTGAAGATCATTATCATCATCGTAAAAAGTATACCTAATATTTCCTTGGGGGATACCATTTTTTAACTTAATATGGTTAGATTGTACTTCCCATTCAAAAGGTGGATAAGCATTTTTAGCAGCATATTTATGTGCCGCTTCTCTTTGCTTAGAAACTAAATCTATTTTACTCATTTAAAACTATTTTGTATAACTTAATATACGAAACTATATTTTATAAGACACGAAATCTTCAAATTCTATATTATTTAAATCTTTCGTAAAAAATTTACCTAAAATATTATCATTAAAAAATTCATCAGGTTTTTCTAATACTTGATATATCATTTGATATTTAACTTCAAAATAGGTCATTGATTTTTTATCAGGGCACATTTTTAAAATAGTACGATCAAATTCATCTTTTTTACCCTCAAGTAATAATTGTTTAATGTCAGATTGGGATCCATAATAGTTTTTCCAATCTGATTCTTTAACTACTAGTTTATATGAAGGTCTTCTACCCACTATACCTTGAAGTTTAGCTAAATCTTTTTTACCTAACTTTTGTTTTCTATTATGAAATAATACTTTTTTCCCAATATATGACTTGCCCGTAGGCTTATGTGTTGTTATATAAACGAAACCGAATGTATTTTCTGGGAATTGAGTAATATCTCCTATTTCATGCTGTTTATAGGTCCAACTCATAATTTTATATTTAAATGTAATATAACTATTTTGTGATTATAAATATTAAGGTATTATTATTAATAACCTACATATATAATTATTTATTGTTCTATAGATTGAAATATTTTATTACTATCAAATACTTCACTTAAATCGTTATAAGGGAAATTATGTATACCTTCAGACAAATTAAAAGGAGCATATGATGCCTCTTCATAATTTAATTCTTTTGTAAATGGGTTTGATTTAATATTATCATGAAGTTTATAACCAAAAATTTCAGGTTTTGTATTTGACCAACATACAGTTGATTTTAAATTTAATGCTGCTGCCATATGTTGAACAAAACTATCTATTAATATTCTTTTATCTGATAATAATAATAGTACTGCTATACTTCTAAATCCATCTAAAGCATGTAAGGTATCAGGATAAACTTTTTGATCTTCTCTTTTTATATGTACAATAGTATGGGATTCTTTATATCTATTAATTATATCTATTACGGTAGGATCAGGTAAATCCCTTGTCCATGCATAGTTATAACCTAAATTTTGTGGACCTCCATTTGGTTGTATTGCTAATATTGGTTTATCTGTTTGGTAAAAGGGTTTAAAATAATCTAACTCAGGTTGTGTTAAATAAATTTCTGGTTGTTCATTATTATAATGTAATCCATATAAATCACACCAGGTTTTAAATAGATGTATTGGTTTTTCTAGAATAAAATTTGAGGTTCTATAAGGTTCATTTACAAAAATTTTACATTTTTTGTCTTTAATATATTTTAAATAAAAACCACTTGTGTTATTAATATTATATATTTCATCAACATTTGGATTATTTAAAAATACATCTTTAAACGCTGTAACTACTACTAGATGAGAATTTTTATAACGTTTTTTAATAACTTTTACCATTGCTGTAGCCATGATAGATTTACCTAGACCACCCTCTATTTGGAATATTATATTCATTTATAACTTTAATTTTAGTAAGAACAATATACAACATTATTCTTAGTTTTCCACATTATTTTATTAATTCCAAGGTTTTCCTGTTGCTTCTGTTACATTTGATATTTCTAATAATGAAGAAGCTAAAGAAGCAGAATTCCATGTTTCATAAGATGTATAATCAATAGAACTAGTTACCCAAGCTAATACATCACCTTCTGTTAAGTTTTCATAAGGAACAAAATTTTCATCAGTTGAACTACCAGATATTTCTATATCTCCTACTTTTCTTCTAGAGTAAGATTTACTTCCACTATTAATGTAAGATATACAAGCAAACTTAACTTTATTAACTACACCGTTAGTTACATTTCTATTTAATTCATAAATTTTCCAAGTATGTTTCATATTTTTTTATCCTTCTAATTCTTGAATACGTTGTTCTAGTTGTTCTACTTTAGTATTTAATTCCTTTATGGCATTAATAGCAGCAAATATAAGTGGATCTTGTTGGAAACCTAATAAATCTGTAGTTTCTTCTTCATCATTTTCATTTAATTTAGCTGTAAAATTATGAATTGTTTCTGGGAAAATACTTTGTATTTCTTGGGCTATGATACCAATTCCACTTCCTGTTGGATGGTTAGCTGCACCAGTATAATCAAATGTTCTTGGTTGGATTTGTATAATATCACTTAAACTCTTAGTATAGTTTTGAATATTGGTTTTTAATCTTTCATCTGAAGAGTTTGACCAACTTCCACCAAATGGTTTAGCTGCGCTACCATTTACAAAGAATGTATAAAAAGAACATCCATTTGTAGAATTAACTGCTACTTGACCATTAGATGTACCACTTCCTATTACAGCAAATTTAGTACTTCTTGAAGTATCTGAAGTACCATTACCAACAGCAAATCTATGTACACAGGTAGAACCAGCATAATCATTAAATTTACCAACAATAACTTGAGAATCTCCTCTAGCTGCAGTTGCACTTGTTGGAGTAGTAATACCACAACCTATAGCAACTTGAACATTACCTTTACTTCCTACTGATCCATTCCCAAGAACTATACTATATGCTCCAAAATTATTATTATAACCCCCAGCCATGAATGAATAACTACCATCCCCATCTGATATATTACAAATTCCATTTACTGCTGTATAACCATTTATGTTAGTATCCATGGTGATACAATTAGATCCTCCACTTCCAATAAAGTTATGGTTTCCTGCTTGGATATAATTTTGAGCTCCTCCTACTATAGCATTTCCTATTCCACTCGTAATTTCATTGCAAAATCCACCTGCTATAATATCACAACCTGAACCAAGAGCTTTATTCAAACATCCTCCTAATACTGCGGAGTTTGTACGACATGCACAGTTACCTTGACCAAATGCAAATGAACCTTCATTAGTTGCTTTAGTACCAGATCCACCTCCTGCAAATGAGGAATTACCAGAAGCAGTAGCACCTGTACCAATTACAAAGGATTGACAACCACTAGCTGTATTACCACATCCTGAAGCAACTGCATCTAATCCTGATGCTAAATTTGTTTGACCTCCAAGTGCAAATGAATTACCTCCTTTTGCATTATTAACAGCACCAAATGCTGCAGAAGCACCTCCTGATGCTGTTACTGCGTAACCATAAGCTATTGATTGATCTCCAGTAGCTTGAGCAAATTCTCCACCTGCTGCTGCATAATTTCCTTGAACTAAATTTTCTTTACCTGAGATTATTGTACTAAATGATATTTGGGAACTACCTGATATTGTATTCATACAACCTCCTACTATGGTAGAAAAAGGAGCAAAACAAAGGCTATTCTTTTCTCCTCCAACTATGGCAGCACAACAAGAAGCATTACATACTTTATTTCTATTACCACCAAGTACACTAGTAGCAACTGAACAATAATCAACATAATTATCAGTACCAGCTCCAATAAAAGATGCTATACCTGCGTTACAATTATCTTGTCCTGCAACAACAGCACCAAGATCTCGACTAGCATAATTTGTACATCCACTTCCTATAAAGTTCATTTGTGCTGAACTTGTATTTGCAAAACCTGCCCCAATAAATGAACATTGACCATTATTCATATTACATGCTCCTCCGGCAATAGTTGCATTTTGGGTACCCATAGTAATAAGATGATCATGACCACCTAATACAGATGTTAAATTACCAAGATTAGATGTACTACCACTAGTAAAGTTTATTCTATCAGAATTACTCATACCTACAGTTAATGATCCAATTGCTACTAATGTACTGCCATTAAAAGTTAAATTAGCTTCAGCATTTAGTTCTCCTTGTACTCCTGTAGATGTTGTAACTCTATTGTTACCTAAATTAGTAATTGTAGCTGCTCCACTTGTACCACTTGAACCACTTGAACCTGAATTACCTGATGTTCCAGATGAACCTGAAGTTCCTGAAGAACCAGATGAACCTGAATTACCTGAAGTTCCAGAAGAACCACTTGAACCTGAATTACCTGATGTTCCAGATGAACCTGAAGTTCCTGAAGAACCAGATGTTCCAGATGAACCTGATGTTCCTGAAGAACCAGATGTTCCTGAAGAACCTGCTTCTACTCTATATCCTAAATCACCATTTGAATCTACTACTACTACACAAGTAGAAGTTTTAGTTAATAATGAAGGCATGTTTACAGTACCACTATTAAGATTTAATGGATTTGAGGTAGTACCAGCTGATGTATTCTTAGTAAGGAATTCTAAACAACCCATAGCAGATGAACCAAGTCCTCCTCCTCCATTATTTCCCGTTGCTGTAATTGTTGATTTATTTATGGTACCATTTTGGTTAATTTGAAGGCTACCTGAGCTCCATCCATTAACATCATTTCTTGATACTGATAAAGTTCCACCAACACCACTTGAATTTGGTCTTACGTTAAAGTTACCCTTAACTTGAGTATAACCAGTGATACACATATCACCATCTTGTTGTGTTAAACCTGAAGCACTAACTTGTAAAATTGGTACTCCTGATATATCTGATGCTGCAAATACTGTTCCTAATAAATCATCAGTTACAGAAAATAATTGGCCTTGAGAACCTTGTACATCTAAAATTGTACTACCTGATCCTGATACCATTAATTGAGTACCATCAAATGTTAAATTAGCTTCAGCTTGTAATTCACCTTGTGTTCCTGTTGCTGTTGTAACTCTATTATTAGCATTATCTAATATATTAGCTACTCCTGATGTTCCACTTGAACCACTTGAACCACTTGAACCACTACTTCCTGATGTTCCTGAAGAACCACTTGTTCCTGATGAACCATCTGTACCTGCAGTTCCTGTAGTACCTGATGTACCACTTGAACCTGAAGTTCCGCTTGTACCACTTGAACCTGAAGTACCTGAAGAACCTGAAGTTCCACTTGTGCCACTTGAACCACTAGTTCCTGAAGTGCCATCTGTACCATCTGTACCAGAAGTTCCTGATGAACCACTAGTGCCACTTGTTCCACTACTTCCAGATGTACCATTTGAACCACTTGTTCCACTTGAACCAGATGTTCCACTTGAACCAGATGTTCCACTTGTTCCTGAAGAACCTGATGTTCCTGAAGTTCCTGAAGAACCAGATGAACCTGAGTTTCCTGATGTACCTGAGGAACCTGATGTTCCTGATGAACCACTTGTTCCACTTGTTCCCGATGATCCACTCGTGCCACTTGAACCACTTGTTCCACTTGAACCTGAAGAACCATCGTCACCTCTATCACCTGTAACTACAAATGATACTATAATGTCTTCACCATTTGTTAAACTGTTACCCCCATATGCTTCATTACTAACATCAATTGTCCACCAAGCTCCATTATCTGTTAAATCAGAGATTGCAAATAAAAGGAAATCTAATGGATCATCTTTATCAGATAACCTAACGTGACCTTTTACAGCTGATGTTGAACTATCTACTGTTTGTAAGAAACTTTGAATACTTTCTCCTTGATCATCAACCTCACTAATTGCCATTTCTGTAGCAGAAAATTGAGTTGAATTATTTAATCTTACATTACCTCCTCCAGGATTTGCTATTGAAGTTGATGTACTAAAAGTATAATCAAATGTAGCACCTCCAAAATTACCATCTTTTCCTGAAGTTCCTGAAGAACCTGATGTTCCTGAACTACCATTTGTACCACTAGTTCCTGATGTTCCTGAAGAACCACTAGTTCCTGATGAACCACTTGTTCCTGATGAACCATCTGTACCATCTGTTCCTGAAGTTCCGCTTGTGCCACTCGAACCTGAAGTTCCACTTGTACCACTTGAACCACTAGTACCTGAACTACCACTTGTTCCGCTTGTTCCTGATGATCCGTCTGTACCATTTGAACCACTTGTTCCGCTTGTTCCAGATGAACCACTAGTGCCTGAACTACCACTTGTTCCTGAAGTTCCTGAGGAACCACTTGTTCCTGATGTTCCTGAAGTTCCACTTGAACCTGAAGTTCCTGAAGTGCCACTTGTTCCACTTGTTCCAGAAGAACCTGATGTTCCTGAAGTACCATCAGTTCCACTAGTTCCTGAACTTCCTGATGTACCCGAAGTACCTGAAGTACCAGATGAACCAGAAGTTCCTGAAGTACCGTCTGTACCATTTGATCCTGAAGTTCCACTTGAACCAGATGTACCACTTGAGCCTGATGTTCCTGAAGTTCCACTTGAACCTGATGTTCCATTTGTACCTGAAGTTCCACTTGAACCTGATGTACCTGAAGTTGCTGCTGCTGTTTTCTTTTTAACAGTACCATCTGATGCTATAATAAGAACATCATCTTCAGTACCTGTATTAACAGTACCTATATTAAGTTTATTTACGTGAGTTGTACAAGCTGAAACTGAAGTTATATCTGATCCAAGAATAAAAGCATGTTGATGTTCTGCTACATTGCAACAACCACCCCCTATAAAAGTATAATCTGCACAGTTTTCATTACTAAAACCTCCAACTATAACAAAATTATCATTGGAATAATCAAGGCTTTTATTAGTTGAACCTCCAACAATAACACCCCATGAACCAGTAAGGTAATTGCAAATACCACCTCCTATAAAACTATTCGAACCCCCAATACGATTACATTCTCCTCCAACTACAACATTTGCAATTCCACTTTCACCTACACTAGAAGAGATAAAGTTTTTATGGCCACCACCAATAAAGTTGTAAAAATCAAAAGCACAATTACAAAGACCACCTACAATTACGTTATAAACATCTTGGGTTGCGTCACTTCCAAGAGTATGTCTTGCTCCACCACCTATAAAACTAATGTTTGAACAGTTTACATTTTGACGTCCTCCTACAATTACAGAACAACACCCAGCACTAATACAGTTATTGGCACCAGCTCCAATAAAACTACCAGATGCACCAGTAAATGCAGCACCAAGACCTGTACCAGTTATACAGTTATTTCTACCAGCTACAATAGCGGATATACCACCAGTATTGCTGTTTTCACAACCACTACCTATAAAGTTATAATCTCCTTTATTAACACCAATGGTTCCTGAGGCACTATTACCACATCCACCAACAATAACTTGACCTATAGCACAAGTATTTATTGAGTTAGAAGAACCACCTCCAATAAATCCATATGCACAACTCCCATTTGTAACATTATTTTGACCACCAGCAATTGTTGACCAACAACCATTAGCAGTATTTGAACCACTTACAGGATGAATACCTGAATCTTCGTCCCCAGGAACATGATATTCATAAGGACCTGTTGGACCCGATAAACCACTTGTTCCAGAAGAACCTGAAGTACCTGAAGAACCATCTGTTCCACTTTCACCACTTGAACCTGAAGAGCCACTTACTCCACTAGTACCACTTGTTCCTGATGATCCACTTGTTCCATCTGAACCTGAAGTTCCACTTGTTCCACTTGAACCACTTGTTCCATCTGTACCTGAAGTTCCTGATGTACCTGAACTTCCGGATGTACCTGAAGAACCATTTGATCCACTAGTTCCAGAACTTCCTGAAGTACCTGAACTACCATCTGTACCATTTGATCCACTAGTACCACTTGTACCTGAAGAACCATCTCCACCTGAAGCACCATCTAAATTAACTTCCCATGATGTATATGTACCTGAACCTACTGTTCTTGTTGGAGATAAAAATACTAATTCTCCTGTAGAACTATTATACGAATCAATTTCACATTCTTGGAAATTATTCACATCATATACAATAATAATAGATTGTGCTGTTGTATAAGCTAAACCAGTATCTACAGTTATTGTACCACTATTACCTAAAGTAAAAGAAGTTGATGATGTAGTTGCGTATTTATCTGATTCCCCACTTGTTCCTGATGTACCTGAACTTCCTGAGGTTCCTGATGTACCAGAAGAACCTGAAGTTCCACTTGTTCCTGATGTTCCACTTGTACCCGAAGAACCATCAGTACCATTTGATCCTGAAGTTCCGCTTGTACCACTTGAACCACTTGTTCCATCTGTACCATTTGAGCCAGATGTTCCTGATGTACCACTTGAACCACTAGTTCCTGATGTACCACTAGTTCCTGATGAACCATCTGTACCATCTGTACCACTTGTTCCTGATGAACCATCTGTACCATCTGTACCTGAAGTTCCACTTGTTCCACTTGAACCTGAAGTTCCGCTTGTGCCACTTGAACCTGAGGTACCATCTGTACCATCTGTTCCTGAAGTACCACTTGTCCCAGAAGAACCTGAATCTCCTGATGTTCCTGAAGAACCACTTGTTCCATCTGTTCCATCTGTACCTGAAGTTCCTGATGTTCCTGAAGAACCTGAAGTTCCTGAAGTACCACTAGTACCACTTGTTCCTGATGATCCACTTGTTCCTGAAGTTCCTGAAGAACCCGATGTACCTGAAGTACCATCGGTTCCATCTGTACCTGAAACACCACTTGTTCCACTTGAACCAGATGTTCCTGAAGTTCCACTTGAACCAGATGTACCACTTGTTCCATCTGTACCGTTTGAGCCTGATGTTCCTGAAGTCCCGCTTGTACCACTTGAACCTGATGTTCCACTTGTACCACTTGAACCTGAAGTACCATCGGTACCATTTGATCCTGAAGTTCCTGAAGTTCCACTTGAACCACTTGTTCCACTTGTTCCTGAAGTTCCTGAAGAACCACTATTACCTGAAGTACCATCTGTACCATCTGTACCAGAGGTTCCTGATGTGCCCGAAGAGCCATCTGTACCTGAAGTTCCTGATGTTCCTGAAGAACCTGAAGTTCCTGAAGTACCACTAGTACCACTTGTTCCTGATGATCCACTTGTTCCTGAAACACCACTTGTTCCACTTGAACCAGATGTTCCTGAGGTTCCATCTGTACCATTTGAGCCTGATGTACCTGAAGTACCACTAGTACCTGATGTACCTGAACTACCATCTCCACCACTAGCACCATCTAGGTTGACTTCCCATGATGTGTATGTTCCTGAACCTACTGTTCTAGTAGGTGATAAAAATACTAATTCTCCTGTAGAACTATCATATGAATCAATTTCACATTCTTGGAAGTTGTTTACATCATAAACTATGATTATAGATTGAGCTGTTGTATAAGCTAAACCCGTGTCAACTGTTATTGTTCCACTATTACCTAAGGTAAAACTAGTAGAAGAAGTTGTAGCGTATTTATCTGATTCCCCACTTGTTCCTGATGTACCTGAAGATCCACTTGTTCCCGAAGATCCACTTGTTCCTGATGTTCCACTTGAACCACTTGTTCCAGAAGTTCCACTTGTGCCACTTGAACCACTAGTACCTGAAGTGCCATCTGTACCATCTGTACCAGAGGTTCCTGATGTTCCTGAAGAACCTGAAGTACCTGATGTACCACTACTTCCAGAAGTACCAGAAGTACCACTTGTTCCATCTGTACCATTTGAGCCAGATGTTCCTGATGTACCTGAAGATCCACTTGTACCACTTGTACCTGAAGAACCTGATGTTCCATTTGTACCTGAAGTGCCACTTGTTCCATCTGTACCTGAAGTACCTGAAGTACCATCTGTACCATCTGTTCCTGAAGTTCCTGAAGAACCACTAGTACCATCTGTTCCGTCTGTACCTGAAGTTCCGCTTGTTCCGCTTGAACCTGAAGTTCCTGATGTACCACTAGATCCACTAGTACCACTTGTACCTGAAGAACCATCTGAACCACTTGTTCCTGATGTACCAGAAGAACCATCATCTCCTACTTCACCTGATGTACCAGAAGTTCCTGAAGTACCACTTGTTCCACTAGTTCCACTAGTTCCTGAACTACCATCTGTACCATCTGTTCCTGAAGTTCCGCTTGTACCACTCGAACCTGAAGTTCCGCTTGTTCCTGAACTACCATCTGTACCTGAAGTACCTGATGTTCCAGAAGTTCCTGAACTACCATCTGTTCCACTAGTTCCACTTGTACCACTTGAACCTGAAGTTCCGCTTGTTCCTGATGTTCCACTTGAACCATCTGTACCTGCAGTACCAGTAGTACCTGATGTTCCACTTGAACCATCTGTACCTGAAGTACCATCTGTACCACTAGTTCCTGATGAACCTGATGTACCTGAAGAACCGCTTGTACCACTTGTTCCTGAAGAACCGCTTGTACCACTTGTTCCTGATGTACCACTTGTACCACTTGAACCTGAAGTTCCTGAAGTCCCAGATGTTCCTGAAGAACCATCTCCACCACTAGCACCATCTAAATTAACTGTCCAACTTGTATAAGTTCCTGAACCTACTGTTCTAGTAGGACTTCCAAATACTAATTCACCATTAGTATCATCATAAGTTATTACTTCACATTCTTGGAAATTATTTACATCATAAACTATGATTATGGATTGAGCAGGGGTATATGCAAGACCTGTATCAACAGTTATTGTACCACTATTACCTAAAGTAAAAGAAGTACTTGAAGTTGTAGCATATTTATCTGATTCTCCGCTTGTTCCTGATGTTCCTGAAGATCCGCTTGTTCCTGAGGAACCACTTGTTCCCGATGTACCTGATGTACCTGAAGAACCTGAAGTTCCTGAAGTGCCATCTGTACCATCTGAACCTGAAGTTCCTGATGTACCTGAAGTTCCTGAGGAACCAGAGGTACCAGAAGTTCCTGATGAACCGCTTGTTCCACTTGTTCCAGAAGTTCCTGATGAACCGCTTGTTCCACTTGTTCCTGATGAGCCATCTGTACCATTTGAGCCACTTGTTCCACTTGTACCACTTGAACCATCTGTACCATCTGTACCTGAAGTTCCTGAACTTCCAGATGTTCCTGATGAACCATCTGTTCCTGAAGTACCATCTGTTCCACTAGTTCCTGATGAACCTGATGTCCCACTTGAACCAGAGGTACCTGAGGTTCCTGATGTTCCTGAGGTTCCACTAGTCCCACTAGTTCCACTTGTTCCTGAAGAACCATCTGTACCTGAAGTTCCTGATGTGCCTGATGTTCCTGATGAACCACTTGTCCCATCTGTACCTGAAGTTCCTGAGGTGCCTGAAGTACCAGAAGTTCCTGAAGTACCAGAGGTTCCGCTTGAACCACTAGTTCCTGATGTGCCTGAAGAACCATCTGTTCCACTTGTTCCGGATGTGCCTGAAGAACCATCTGTTCCACTTGTTCCATCTGTACCAGATGTTCCTGATGTTCCTGAAGAACCTGAAGTTCCTGAAGAACCTGAAGTTCCACTTGAACCACTTGTTCCTGATGTACCATCTGTACCTGAAGTTCCACTTGTTCCACTTGAACCACTTGAACCTGATGTTCCACTTGAACCAGATGTACCTGAAGTTCCTGAGGTTCCTGATGTACCACTTGTTCCACTTGTTCCTGATGAACCTGAAGTTCCACTAACACCAGATGATCCTGAAGAACCTGAAGTTCCTGATGTACCACTTGAACCTGAAATTCCACTTGTTCCAGATGTTCCACTTGAACCTGATGAACCAGATGAACCATCTCCACCTGAAGCACCATCTAAATTAACTGTCCAACTTGTATAAGTTCCTGAACCTACTGTTCTGGTTGGAGATTGGAATACTAATTCACCTGTAGAACTATCATATGATGTAACTTCACATTCTTGGAAGTTGTTTACATCATAAACTATGATTATAGATTGAGCAGGAGTATAAGCTAAACCAGTTTCTACTGTTATTGTACCATTTCCTCCTAATGTAAATGAAGTACTTGAGGTTGTTGAATATCTATCTGAAGTACCACTAGTACCAGATGAACCATTTGTTCCCGAAGTTCCATTTGTTCCTGAAGTTCCATTAGTACCTGAAGTACCTGATGAACCATCATTACCATCAGCACCTGATGTTCCTGAAGAACCACTAGTACCTGATGTACCACTTGAACCTGCTACATTACCTGATAGGTTTACTTCCCATGATGTATATGTACCTGAGCCTACTTGTTCTATTAAACTACCAAAACAGAGTACCCCTGTTACTTCATCATATGATACTACTAAAGCTGTTTGAAAAGCAGTATCACTATTAGCCATAATCATTTCTTGGCCTGCTGAATAAGCTAATCCTGTTTCTACTGTAATACAAGTATTACCTGTTCCTATTGCTACTGAAGTTGTTGAAGTTGTTTGATATCTATCCCCATCTGCTCCTGAAGTACCTGAAGTACCACTTACACCTGATGAACCTGAAGTACCTGAAGAGCCACTTGATCCTGATGAACCTGAAGTACCTGATGAACCAGATGTTCCTGAAGTACCTGAAGTACCTGATGAACCAGCACTTATAGCTGATACCTTTTTTAATTGTTTTGTTGAAGAATCTACTACTACTACTTCATATCCTGATGAAGCATCAGGTAAAGTATCAATTACTACACTTCCTGATAACGTAGATGATCCTGTTATATTTAAAGATCCTGATATTGATATATCATATGCATCTTCAGCGGTAAATGCATCTACAGATTGAGATACATGCCAAGAGTTGATTGTAAAACCTTGTGAAATTTCATCAACATTTGGATTAAAAATATTTTCTAACTTCTTAGCCATTAGGTTTTATTATAAATATTATAAAATTATTTCTTATGGTACTAAGCATACCTTTTTATATGCTGTTCCATTATGAAAATATAACTCAGCTGCTCCACCTCCTGCATCACAAGCTACTAACATTCCTGCTTGTCCACTACCAATTGGATTTCTTAATTGCATTTGTGTTGTACACCCTACATTTAAATTATTTACATGAACCGTACAAGCAGCACAACTTGTTAAACAACTACCTATCATAACAGATTGATCGTGTGATAATTGGATTTCATTATCATTTCCAATTATATTACCCCCAGGTGCACATACTTTATTATCTAACCCCCCTAGTATAGCAGAATATTTTGAATTTTCAATAATATTACCTTCACCATTTAATATTGTATTATAAGAACAACCACTAGCATTACCACATATTTTATTACAACAACCATTTAATATTGTACCAAAACTATTAGTTGTTCCACTACCCATTATTTCATTCTCACACCCATTTATTAAATGGGAATTACCACATCTATTTATTTCATTACATGACCCTCCTAATATTACACTATAACCTGAATTTTTATTAATTGTATTTCGGAATCCACCTAATATATTAGAATTATCAGCTGAAATAATATTGTTTAATGTTCCACCACCTATTATAGAACAATCAGAAGCATTTGAAATATTATTTGATCTACCTCCTCCAATATAAGAAAAACTAGAAGTTACATTATTATTAGCACCACTACCTATTCCTGAGTTTTGGCAATTGTTAGTAGAATTTTGTCCTGCTATTGGTCTAATATCTTCTCCACTTCCTGTTATATAAGCACCTGTTGCCGGGGGAGATACAAAACATTGACAAGAGGCAAATGTTACATTACCATTACTAGAATTATAAGTTAAAACGTGATTTTGAGTATTTTGACCTATACCTTGTAAATACATTGCTCCATTTGAACTAGAGAAAAATGTACTACCCGTTACTACAAGAGAACCAGATATTGATATATCATATGCTTCTGCTTTTGTAAAAGCATTTATAGATTGTGATACTTGTGTAGCAAGTATTGTACAACCCGTTTGTATTCCTGTATTTGAAAGTGTACATGCCATTATCTATCTATATTTACTAAAATTGTTGTATCAGTTGTTTGTGAAGTAGGTAAAGGTTGTGCTAATTTACCTACAGCTAACAATTCATATTGTTCGTTATACATACCAACAGTAGTTACATAGGGACTAAAATAAGAACCAGTGGCAAAATCATAAGGTATATTACTAGATGTTATTGCATTATCTGTTATACTTCCTGATATAATACTTGGGTTTTGTGAAAAATTAAATTCACTTTCATTAATAGTACATTTATATTGTGTTTCATAAATTGTATATGAACTTGAAAATGAACAAGATATTTCTGTATTAAAATATGCATTTCCTAAACTATTTCCATCAAAATCTTGTTGTGTTATTACAGCAATACCATGAGGATAAAATATTTGTCCTACATTAATACTAGCAGATAATAAATTGCCTTCTCCATCATCTGTAATTTCTGCTAAATCAGTGAAATTAGTACTATCATAACCAAGAGTTAATGCAAATGATTCTGGTTGAATATAATCTCCATATAATTTAGAAGGTATTGAAAATACTAAAATTTCTTCATTTGAACCTGTAGGGAAAAAACGTGATTGAGTTAATGTAGATTGTAAATAATTTGAGTATCTACCGTTAGAACCCACACCACCTATTAACACATCACCAGATGCATCAGAACCTAATAATACGCTAGCAGTTACGGCATTATCACCAAAACTAGAAGTTATATAATTAGAATAATATAATTGTTTAATATTATCATATACTGTTGATTGAGATAAAATTAAGCTACCTGAATTAAATCCTGTAGCTTGATTGTTTGAAGCTGTAAAATTTGTATTTACCCCTAAAAATCTATTAACATCAACATTTGAAGCTGATAATTCTGAGTCACCAGAAAAAGTAAATGATTTATTTACTTCTAATGGTGATACAATTATATCGGGTGCATTGAATTGTTTGAAAGCCGCCATTCATCTTAAAAATCTAGTTTTACTCGTATTAGAGCTTCTTTTGTAAAATCTTTTTGTATAGGTTTTGATAACTTAGCTACTGCTAATAAATCATTATTATCATTATATAAACCTACAGTTGTTGGATATACAGTTGGATTATTAATAAAATATGAATAAATTACTTCTCCAGTTGAACCTGATATAAATGATGGGTTTTCTGAGTAGTTAATTTCTGAACTTCTTGCTCTTACAAATACATAATCTGATGTAATAGTTTCTTGGCAACCTAAACCAAATGATGATCCCCCACTCCCAGACATATGTATGTATAATTTTTGGGCATTATTAGCATCGGTATTTAAAGTCCTATTAGTACCTAAATTAATACCTTCAGGAGAATCAGAAATATCTAAGGCATTTGCATTTAATAAAATAGTAGAAATATCTGGAAGGAATAAACCATAAGAACCACTTTGGTTTGTATATCCTACATTATTATTATTAATACCTGTAGTTTTATTATAAGCTGAACCATTAGATCCACTAATAACTTGGTAAGCTCTCATTGTACCAAAATATTGTGGTATAGTAACATCTTGAGAATTATCTGTTAATTGTAATGTATCATAACCTGCTATACTACTAGATAATAGTAAATTTAAAGAACCTGGGAATAAAGTTTCTTTATATCTAGCTCTATCAATACTTATAGCATAAAAAAAGCTTGAAGATACATCACCAAATATAAATTCAGAATTTTCATCTTCTAATACCAAAGTTCTGTATGAACCATATATTGTTGTTGAAGGAGAATAATTATTTACTGCAGGATTATAAGATGAAGCACCACCACCTGTTTGATCAGCATAAGCAATTGCAAATTGTACCTCAGAATTAGGTTCACTTGAAGCTGTATTTAATATATTTAAGTAATAATCTCCGGATTGTCCTGTTTCTTGGGCAGAAGATGTAAAAAATGTTGTAAGAAAGGGTTGATTTTGTGACCATACTGTTGCTGAAACAGCATCGGCACTTACTACAAAATCTTCTGGGTCTAATCTATTAAAGCTCATATTTTTATGCTGTTAAGGATGATTGTTTTGTTATTGTTACTGGGATTGTTAATCTTGCACCACTATCTAATCCAATTACAGTTAATGTTGTTACTAAAGTTGAATTTGTTCCAAATAAAGTATTAATTGTTGTTGCTCTTAAATTTATTTGTGTTCCTGTTACAGTTGATGATACATTAGTTCCAACAGTAGTTGTTGCATTTGCATTTGCATTTGTTGTAGCTGCGTTTTGGATTCCTAATCCTTCAAAAGAAGCTAAAGTTCTTACATCTGCAATAGTAGCAGAATACCCACTAGTTTCAAAGGTTTGATCATTACCTAAATAATTCAAAGTTTGAGGAGTAATAGCTAATTGTGCTCCTTGTTGTAAAGTAATAGCGGCATAACCAAGATTTAATATTGGCATTTTTGCTGTACCTCTAGGTAGTGTTGTAAGTTTATACTTCATTATTTGGCTTTCTAACGGGAAAGCCTCTAATAATGGTTGATTTACTATTGCTTCACCATAATATGCTGAACCTGAGGGATGTGTTGGATTAAAAAGTGTATAATCTATTTCATCATCGGCTAATGCAAATTGAGTGATTTGAAAAGAACCATCATTGGATGCCATTGCTTCTCTACCTTTAGTAGTTAAAATAGCATCTACTGTAATTATTGCGTTATTTAAATATCCCATTTTGTTTTTTTGATATAAATATTATTATATGTTATAAATATGTTACTCTATTAGTTTTTTATCAACTAAGTCAGATAATAGTTCATCTGGGTTAGTTTTTAGGTTTGATGTTGGGTACTCCGGTGCAATAAACCCTGTTGAGGATGCACTTATAGGTGGATTACCGTAAGGGTATTGTTGGAATGTAATAAGAGAACTTGCATCTTCCACGTACCTTCTTACTAAGAAAAAATCAAGAGGTCTAAATGATTGTTGTCCAAAGTTTACTTTTTTAATTTGTGGTTGAATAGTTCCTTCCTCATCACCTGAATATAAAGAAGCTGTTGCTTTAACATCTAAAGATGTACCTATACCCCCAGGAGTAGATTCAAATACAATATCATTACTTGGATGTATATCTCTATCTAAAACTACTTCTAACATCCCAACACCATCTTGTATATAACTACTATTTTGTTGTTGAGATGGAGTAATGATTGATGTTATAGAATAAGTTTCTTCTTCTTTACCCATAAATCTAATTTCATCATAAGGTTGTACATTCCATGCAGTTTGAATTGTTGGGAATTGTGCAAAACCAGGTTCTATACCATCAGGAAAATCTTTATTAAAACTTGAAGTATAAATTAAATCTTTTTGAATAAATCCTCTTCCATATGCCTTATTCATTTGAGATGAACTCATTATTAAAGTATTAGTAATTTTGTTTCCACTACCATCTTCTTTAAATATCCAAAAAGGAGCAACTGCTGCTGTAACAGGATTACTTTGTGCACCATTTAATGCCATTCGTACTTCAAATCCACCACCTTGACCCGTTGGAAAAAATACAGGATCTAATGCTACATTTCTTTGACCCGAGGTTAAAACAATCATATTACCTGTTCCTATAGCTCTAAAGTTTCTACCTTGTCTAATAGTAGATGAAGGTACTGTACATGAAACATACCATCTTTGTTTTTGAATAGTACCTCCTAATTGTACTGCTTGAGCAGTTATACCTTGATTAGCAAGTAAACCATCAATCACATCGGCATTCCAATTAACTGTAACTCCACCAGTTCCTGAAGTACCGGTAATATAAGCAGAGGCTACTTGTGAATAATTAATAGTATTTGTTAAAAGATTACCATCTGATTGTAGTATATAAGTTACTAATTCAACTTTAACATTTGATGGTGCAAAGGTATTAAATGAGGTACTAGAAGGACCTTGAGTATTTGTTCTTTGAAACTTAATGTTCATACTTCCCAATTGTACAGAAGTATTATAATTACCACTTTTACTCTCATTTGAAGTTTGAACTGCATAAGTAAGAGGGGAAGTATCAATACCTACTTTCATTTCTAAAGTATAAGGTTGAGAAGTAGAATTACCATTGCCTGCATTACCTACTGGATAATCATCGTCATTTGGGATTCTTATTATTCCTGTTGCAGTATCATATACTTGATAAGTAGTACTACCATCTACAAATGAAGCTGTAACATTAGGAGAAACATTCCCATTTGGGTTTTTGACTGTTGAATTAAATTCATCAGTAAAGTTTATTCCTTGTACCCCAACTTCTTCACTTTCGGCTAAAAAACCATAATTTGCAAAAGTTGGAACAATAGTAGGATCCACAGGTTCATCTCCAATCAAATCTAGTCCCTCACAAAACTCATCTGGTAGGCCTGTAGCGGTATCAAAAGAAGATGTTATAGGGAATAAATTTGATTTCTGAGTGTATATAATAGGAACTGGTTTTTGGGTTACTTTTTTAAATTCAACTAACCCATTTAAAGGATTTAATATAGTATTATCTGTATTTTGATTTAAAGCTACTGTTCCTTTAGATATCTCAGGATATGAATCAAATGTACCTTGAACATTATATAAAGTAATATCTGATAATTTAGGTTGAGTAGCAGCTCCATCTTGTCCAATTAAATATTGTATGTTATATTGAGTAGTATTATTTAATAAAGGATATAAATCTGTAGTATTTTTAAAATAAGCTAAAAATCCTCTTGATATTTCAATATTTGGTAATTTTCCATATCCACCAGAATCACCAGGAGTCCATGAATTTATTTTAGCACTATTTGTTCGAGTACCAAAATATCTAGGATTTGCAGATGAAAATTTAGTATAATTAGATTCAGGTACTGAGGCTCTTGAAGCTGAAAAGTCAATAATTTGTTGCCAATTACTTGGTATAACTGTACCAAAATTATAATCTACATCTTGTAATCTATCATTTTTTCTTCCTTCACTATAATTATTTAATAAAGGTTGGCAATCTAAAGCAAGATTAAAGTTAGAATCATCACTAAATACAGTAGGTATAGAAGGATCTACATTAGGAGGAATTGATGAAGAAAAACTCATACTATATTCAGTAACAATAAGTCCCTTTTGAACTACTGCTGCGTTATTAGATCCACTGCTTACTAATAAAGCCATTTTTAAAACTGTATTATAATCTAATTGAGCAGGTAAAATATTTTCTTGTAATGTAATTCTTTTTCCATTTCCATGAGCTGTACTATATGAACTAGTTATATACATTATATCTCCACCTAATTCTGGCATTTCATTAGGGAAGTTGTTTGCTGAACCTGAATATATTATTAGAGATGCTGTTGTCCATGTACCACCCGCTGCTGGGCTAATTCCTGATCCGCCATATTCATCAGTTCCATATTCAGCATTTCCATATAATGCTGATGTAGGAGCAGAGGCATCAAAAGCTTGTACAAAAACAGAAGCAGTCATTGACAATGTTCCAAATTGTGGTGTTACATCAAATATATAGGCACCATCTAAACTTGAAGTTGCAGATTGAGAATATACAACATATGCATCTATAATTTTAGTTGCAAAACCTGCTGGTATTGGTACTCCACCTACATATCTATTACTTACTGATCCTGTTACTACATAAGGATTATTCCAAGTTGTAAGTTCATTTGGAAATGGACTACCTACAACAGCATCAATTTGCGGGTTTGGTAATGAAGTATTATATATTTCACTAAAATTAACTGATAATCCTACAACTGGATTTTCAACAGATAATACTAACTGTTGTCCTGCTTGTAATGTAATTGTTGTATCAGCAGATAATAAACCTGATTGTAATGAATATACTGAGGATCCATCTGCTGATGTTATTTGTCCTGTGGTTGTAATATCATTATTAATATATATTCTTAGATTACCAGCATTTTGATTTCTAAAAAGTCTAACATTATAATCACCACCAATTGTAATATTTATTCTACGATATGAAGGACCAAATGGAAAACCAAAGAATCGCATATCTTCACTTATATTTTGTGCTCCTCCATTATCAGCTCCAGGACTTAGACCAACTCCATCAAAACTAACAGCTGCAAATTGATATACATCTATAGTTTGTGATGTATTATTTGTATCTTTATAATCTATAGTAATAGGGTTATGTCCTGATCCTACTTGGTTTTCTAAATCATAAGTTGCATAATCTCCAAATCTAGTCCATAAACCAAATTCTGTTCTACCATTAGTAAATCTACCAGTATCAAAATCACTCATTGTGAAGATATAATCTCCTCTAGGAAATATTATATCAGGTAAGGTTTGATCTCCTGCGGGTTGTGTTCCAGTTAAAAGAGATAGTGATGATGTATTTTCACCATCATAAAGTTCTCCAAATAATATTGGATCTTGCCCAAATCCTAAAGCTGTAGAATTTTGAACTGTTTCACCATTATTGGTTGTTAAATCATAAAAATAAGGATGTTGATTAACATAAGTACCACCAAGTAGGTTAAATCCACCTCCTCCTCCTCCTAATGGATTAGTAATAACTGCTGAACAAGCTCCATTTGTATTATTTACATCTAATACAATTGAAAAACTACCAAACGAAATTGGAGATATAACTTGACTTTGATTTAAACTAGCATCTGCACAAATAGCTACTGTTTGATTATTAAGCATTGAAATAGGTCCTGTAAGCACTCCATCTTCATCAGTATAATAAAGTTGACATATAAAATCATTACAAGTTACATCATAAGAATTTCCAGTTGGAGTTGGTGGTGGTACAGAAGCTTGTTCATTTTGATACATTCTTAATGTAGCAAAAGGAGTACCATCTGATTGTGAAATCGATATTGCTGAACCAGAACCAATAGCTGGACCTATAGCACCTGGAATATTTAGTTTAGTTTGGTAAGTTGTAAATATAAAAGGTCTTACTTGTCTTAATTCACTATATATTTGAAAACTTCCTGATGTTTGAGTTACTGATGGGAAAGTTTCTGTTGCATTTAAAGGTTTTTGATAGGTTAAGGTATTTGGAATATTTCCTTGTGTACCCAACATAGTTGCAAATTTTCGTCGTACATCATCATAATAGGGTGGAGGACCAGTTAACGAAATAATCGGACTACCACTATATACCATAGGATCATATTCTAAATAGGGTTCACTTGGAGCTCCTGATCCTGTTTCTGTTAAATAATAAATTTTAAATGGTCTATGGATATATCTATTATATCTCCAAGCATTTGCATCTGGGGCAGCATTTTGCCATTCACCTCCAGCAGTAAATCCACTATTTTCTCCTTGGTATACCCATAATTCATTATCATTAGAAATTGGGATTGTTAAACTTGTTTGACCCGGAGGAGTATAACCTCCTGGTAGATTAGTTCCTTGAGATATTATTTGTGCTACTAGACTACTTGAATATAAAGCACCTGGGGTTTTTAAATCGTTTTGAAATTGAGAACCAGATATATAAATAGCATTATTGCTAGCATTATAATAATAATTTACTCCTTGAGCCGAACTTTGGCTAGTCCAAGCTATATTAAAATAATTATTTGTTGCTACAGGTCCTACTGATGAATCCGGAATATTAGAATAATCTAAAAATGATTCTGATGGAATTTGTATCCAGCTACTTCCCTGTTGGTCTAAATGAGCATTCATAAACCATGGGTAATTACTTGCGGGATCTGTTCCTGACTGTAATGTAGTATCAGTATTATCTATTTCATGTGATCCTGTATTAAAGTTATCTAATACATCACTTAATATACCTGTAGAAGATATAAAAGTACCATTTTGATAAAAATTAGAACTAGCCCAACCTCTAAAAAATGATTCTGTAGGGTAGTTTTTGTTTACTAAAGGACTTCCAGGTAAGGGGAAATAACCTTGTGGTATTGAGGATGATATTCCTGTGTTTATTACTACATCAGGATCAGTACTTGTATCATCTGTAGCATACCAAATAAAGTCTCCACTTGCTGAAAAGTTAAAATCAAAAAATGCAGAATCTGCAGAAGAAACAGCAGTTGATGAAATTTCTGGTACTGTAAAAGCTAAAGCGGCACCAACACTATTAGCATTTGGTGATAAATCTGCTGGTTGGATTGCTACTGATTCTATATAATATGTAGCATTTCTTTCAGTTAATATATTCCCATTAAAATCTGTTGCATTACTAAAACTAAATATAATAAATTCAACTCCCTGTATAAAAGAAGCAATATTATAACCATTATATGTCTCTAAAGACATTTTTATATAAGTTACAACTCCATCACTATTAGTACTTAAAGTTTGACCATTATTCCAAAACCATACAAACCCTGATGGAGGTTGATTACTTGGGTCTAAGAAGTCTTGTTCAGAAATAGTATTAGTATTATTATTTCCATCAGCACTCCAAAATACAGGTATATATCTATATTCAGTCATACTAACTTTAAAATATGCACTACAAATATCATTTAAACCTACTTCAATATTAGAACCACTAAACTCTCCATTATAAAATTCTCTTTGATCTGTTCTATCAATTGGAGCTGAACCACTAATAGATTCCCAAGCTTCATTCCAACTTTGTGTTACAAAATATCTATTATCAGGACCTAAATTTAAGGTTCCAGATGGGTAAGTTTGTAAACCATTAAAAGGTTCAAATCCACCACCTGTACCTCCACTAAATTTATATATAGCAGAACCCGAATCTGAATATTGTGGATAATCATTTGATCCTAAACTATAATTTTTAGGTAAATTTCTAACTGAGCCTGAATAATTATGGAAAGAAGAAGTTACCTGAGCTGGTCTTTGTCTATTTCTTTCTAATAAATGTTGTTTAATAACAACACCAGAAGATAAACTTGTTCTTGCAGGAGTAAAATCTTCTATCATTTTAAATAATGAATTATCAAAGAATTTTATTAATCTAACAAAATCAGTTACATCATAATTAGTTATATATTTTTCAAAATATGCATCTCTTAAAACATCTAAATCAGGATAAGTTCTATCTGATGAGGATATTAATCGTGGATCACCAATATATTCCCCTATATTAAAATACCCTAATTGACCTGTAATATCATCATTAATTTGATCTTGAGGTGAAAATGCTACTTCTAAATAATTTATACTAGGAGTAAAACTTTCACTTACATATGAAGTTTGTTGTATTGATTCATATCCAGATAAAGTATCACCTTCAGGAAGTATAAGTGCTTCTGTCTGTATTTTATCTGTTACTCTATTTCTCATTCCTGATGGAGATTGATCAGGGTATACATCTTCTATATTTTTTAACCATGTAGGTTTAGCTGATGAAAATGATGCAGTACTTGCTATATCATTTCTAAATGAAGAGGTAGTAACCCAAGATCCAGTAACTTTAGGGTGGATGGATGTATTAAATGAACCTGTTTTTAACATTGTACCTAATGGTAATCTAAATGCTAGTTGGTTAGGAGCACTATTTATATTATTTCCTTCAAATGAATAAGGATTCATAGTATAATCAAAAAATACACTTTGACTTAAGGGTTCTGTAAAATATCTTACTTCTTGTAATGATCCAGAGAATGGAAAGTAATAAGTACTATCAAATAAAACATAAGTTTGAGGTAACCAAAACATTTGATCCGCAGCTTCCCACTTAGTAGTATCAGCATTAATTTCATCACTTCCTGTAAATCCTAAATTTTCTCCTATTGCATTAGCAGATAATAATTCAAATTTACCATCTTTTCTATTAATTTGAACTGACCACCAATCACCATCCCAAAATGGTAAATATAACGAAGCATAATTTCCAGGGTTTATTGTTTCATTAGGCCAAAATTTTAAAGTACCATAGTTTTTATATTTACTTTCTGTTGATCCTGAATATGATCCAGTTAATAATAAACTTTCATTATATTCTAAAGCCATTGCAATTTTACTCCCAACTCCTGTGCTGCTATAAAAGAATGATTGAGTGATAGGAGTATTAGAAGCAGAAGGTATTCCATTTGTTTTAAATCTAAATTGAATAGCACCCGGTGAGTTTTCATCTGCGTTAAAATCACTATTTAAATTAAATGAAGAAGTAAAAGCTGAACTGGTTGTATTTAACCCAACATTATAAAAATCTTGTTTTAAATCCCAATCTTGGGAGTTATTTCTATCTTTACCCCCAAATTCATTTATTCTTAAAATTGTATCTGGGATGCCATATGAAGTAATTAATGCTCTTAAACCAGCTACTGTTCCTTTAGTTTTAAGTAAATAAGGTAAATTATGGTAAATTCGTTTATATAAACGTTTATTAACATCGTCTAATGGAACTATATCGTTTGATGCAGATATTGTTGAATCTACATATTCATACCCAGAAGGTGTATTAACAGCACCACCAATTGATCCTGTCATATATGGGAAAGGAAATGAACTACCTGAAGGGGTTAGTCCTAAAAATGCTGTATATAAGTCGTTAGTATTAAAATTATTAGAATATAATTTTACCCCAAAATCTCTAATAGCATCGGCTACCATATCTTTTGCAATACCATAATCTAGACGGTTATCAGCATCAAATTTAGTAGTAATATTTTTAGTATATAACCATAAATTATCATAATGTTGTCCCACCATATCAACAAACAATTCATATTTGACATTTTGAGGATCACTTCTTAGATATTCTGGAATTGCAAAATATAATGAATTTTGATTTTCTTCATCATAATTAGAAGCAGTAATTGATTGACCACCATAATAAGGGCTTTCATCATCTGTTGAACCTAACCATTCTAAAACTTCTGTACTACCCGTAGGATATAAAATAAATGGTGGTTCCGAATTAGATTTAGGATAAGAAGAATCTGATCCACTGTTAAAGTAAAGAAAATATTCATAACCATCAAAATTTTTAATAGTATCTTGAATTGTTTGACTAAATACTGCTTGACTAGAACTATAAATTTCTGAGCCAGTTGTTGCTGAGGTAATTTTACCTAACTGTAAACTAGCAGATTGTATTACTCCTACTTTATGATAAAAGTTTTGTAATCTGGTATAGGCAGAAGAAAAGTAAATAAAATCATTATAATCTTCATAATTAATATTAATATCAATTTCTTTACGAGTAAGTAAACTATTTATTTGATTAAAAGAAGACGTTAAATCAGATTCTACTAAAGTATTATATGAAAAATCCATTCCAGGAGTACCTGATTCTCCTTTAATATTTAAACTATAATTAGGGCCTGATATATAACTAAAATCATCTGGTGTAAAATCTAATGGAGGAAAAACAACATTATAAGATTGAGGTGTAGATATTTGTTCTACAACGGTACATTGAGATTTTGTTGTAAAATTACTAGGAAGAGGTTCATACAATTTAATTAAAACCGTAGGGTTTAATTCATCTTCTAAATCTAGTTCAATATTATTAGCAATTACTTGTTGATTGTTACCAAAATTAAGGAAAAAATCTACAAAATATTCTGCTTCATCTCTATATGCTATAAATTCTAAACTAGAACTTATTAATAATTCATTAGTAATTTGGGTACTATCTAATCGAATTTCAGTTCTATCCGAACTAATTTCACTTATATAATATTGGGTATTTAAAGTAGAACCTAATCTTGGTCTATAAAAGTCATATGATATATAATATGAACCCATATCAAAACCTAATCTTTCTAAATCATTAGAGGGTTTTAATACTATATCTCCTTCAGTAACACTATAATTAGTATAAGGAACTTGACTTGAAATTCTATTTTGGTTCCCATCATATATGTAGGCTTCAATATAATCACTAGAGGCAGTAAAAGCAGTATCTAAACTGTTATTAGCAATTAAAGTTTCATCTGAAGTAGAATAATCTTGAAATTCAAATGTTTGAGGATCTACGGTATTTATGACTATGTTTTTTTCCATTTAATGTTGCTATTAATAAACACTAGTATTTGTATCTGTTCCACTATTTGCTGATGCACCACCTGCTACTATATTACTAGAAATATTTGTTAATGGGTTATTATCTACTCCTAAATCTAAAGAACCAGTATCAAATGAAACTCCAGATTCTAATTCTAATACTTTTATTTGTTCTGCTAGTAATTCTTTTCTTAAACCTGCAATTTCTTCTTGTAGTGCTATAATTTCTGCTGATAAATCATCAAAATTAATATATTGACCACTTTGTTCTACTAAAAATTGATGTGAATTAGTATCCCCATTAGGTGGTATATCATAAAAAATAGCATTATAATTTGAAAAAAATTCTTCAACACTTATTGTATCTTCAGCACTAGCACTAACTGAAGGGACGCCTAATTGAGAAAAATTGGTATCAATTACTTGTTCATATTGAGTTTTATTAAAAACTTCTTTTTTTAAATCAATGTTTTCAGTTTGCATAATATTTAACCATTTACAACTTTAAAATAATATTGATCATCTTTTACTATAGTATTATTATCTACAGTAGTTTGAATTAATATTTCATAATATCTTTCAGGTTCTAGTCCATTCATATATAATGTAAAATAACTTCCTGTGGAATCACAACTAATTTGAGTAAATTCTTCATCAAAATTTATAATATATTCATTTGTATCTAAATCTTTTATAGCATAATATGATTCTTGTGGTAAAGCAAAATTATCAGTATACACAGAAGAGGTTTGAAAAGTTCTAGTTGGAAATTCTGGTCTGCAGTTTATTCTAAATTGATTAATACTTTCACTATAAAATACTCCTTGATTATTATCAATAGCTAGATATAAATCAGGTGTATTAATTATAGGTAAATTTGTAGAATATTTATAATCTCTCCATTTTATTTCTAATTGAGGAGGATATATGGTATTTGTATCAACAGAATAAAATTGCATTTTAGGTTGGATAGATAAATTAGAATCAAATTCAATTTCATCACTCCATTTTAAAATAAACCCATTATTTTCTATCTCAGTATAAGTACCAGGTATGTTATATGAACTAGAGTACCATGTTTTAACTATATCTGTTACATCTACATTTATATCTTTTTCAGTTCTTAAATTAAAAGATTGAGAATATTCTAAATTAAGTCTAGTATCACTAGATGCTGTATACCATGTACCACCACCTTCAGATGCCGTTATAAATGAAGCTGTAACATTAGTTGCGAAATTATTAGTAGACCAAGCATTAGACCCGTTATTTGATCTAAATTCCCAACTAACACCATTAGTTGTAGGTGGGCTATCTGAATATTCACCACTTCCATTATTCCAAGATCCTGAGATAGGATATACATATAAATCAGATTTCATCACTATACCATTAGCTGTTGAAATAAATGATTTTAAACTTGCAGATATTGCAGTAGAACCAGTATTTAAAGTGTTTATAACATCATTAATTTGGGATTGATCAAATTGAATAATAGGTCTAGCAACAACAGGTGTTCCTATTGTTGTAGGATTAAGATTTGAAATTTCAAGAATAGAATCTATACCTGTATTTGTAAGAGGATATCTTGAATACATGGTTGCATCTTGAAGTGGGAAAATTTTATATACTGCCATTGTTTATGTTTTAATAATTTCTACCTCCACCATTTGTTGTACTTCCTCCACCTTGTCCTAAACTAACTACTCTACCTACTATATCAGTGTTAGGATATTTTACTTCAAATATCATTGGATCAATAGAAGGAAATATAGTACCATTTTGTAAAGCTCCAGTTACATCATATCCATATTTTGAATATCCAGATTGTGTTCCAGCTTTATTTGAAATAGATATATTTGTTACTGTTTGAACTCCTTGAACACCGTCTAATGCTGTACTTATATCTCTTAATAATATAGGTTGGTTAATTTGCCAACTATTTATATTAAAAATATTTTGTAAAGCAACATTACAAGCAGTTAATACATTACTATTATTAAAATCTGGGAGAGTTATTATTTCGTAATTAATACATATATTAATTATAAAAGCATCTTTTATATTAATAGTATCCCCTATCATTCTATATTGATTAATATAGGTTCTTAAGTTTGATTTTAAAGCATCAGAAGCATATGTTAAATTACCATTTAAATCTTGGGATAAAACATATAAATCTAAAGTAGTATTAGGATCATTTGCTTTTGGTTTTTGAGTAATTGCCTTAGAAATAATACCAAATTTTGCTGGCATGCTTAAGGCTCTTACTAAATAATCATCTGCAGTTACATTTCGTAACTGACTTGATATTTGGGATAAAGAATTTTGTCTTAATTCTTCGGTTGAATCTCCATTACTACCTCCACTAGCCGCGGATTCATTATTTACTTGTATTGAATCAAATACTGTTTGAGCTACTGTAGAGTTAAGTGTTTGTGTTTGGAATCTAGTATTATTAGTATTTATTTTTGTAATTCTATTAGCAGCTACATTAGAAGAAACACCTCCCCCTTTTAAATATCTAATTGATAAAGTAGTAAAACTAGGTGCTATTCCATAAGTATTAGTAAATATAAAATTAGTTGGAGAATAAGCAGTTGTTAATTTATTACGTTCAAAAGGTAATCCTAAACCTACATTAAAAGGGTTAGGAATTATATCTTCATCTGTATCTGCAGGATTTCCTGATCCAAATTGTATTTGAAGTTGATTGGAAGATAAAAATCTAGTAGCAAATCTATTTTGTACCTGTTTAGTTTGAAGTAAATAAGGAGCATTATCACTCTCAGCATAATTATTAGGATCATTTACATTTACATTTTTTATATTTGTAAATATTTGTTCTTGTCCTAAATAATCTACTTCAAACCATTGATTACCTTGACTATCAATACAATCTAATATACCTCCTATATTATTATCTTCTAGTACTACTGTAGGGAATTCCTGAGGTTCATTAAATGAAAAAGTTTGATTTTTTATAGCTCCAGATAATGCATTTCTTTTTTTCTTTAGTAAATAATAAGTAGGTTCATTATTAGATACTTGAGCAACACTTATATTAGTTGGATCAGATGAACCAGATATTGTAAAATCAACTGGATCTTCTATAGTAAAAGATATACTATTATCTGTTTGACAAGTAGTATTAGCTCCAATATAAAGAGCATAACTAAAGTCAGGAACATAAAGGTTATTTGTATTTCCTCCTGAATCTATACTTGACGATATCTTAGATGGAACTAATTGATAAAATGATAATTCAACAGAAGATAAACCTGTTACTTTAGGTTTATAGCCGTACATATAAGATAAATCATATAAATTACTACTTTGTCTAGCGTATTGTAAAAAATTCTCTTGAACCTGGTTATCTAAATAAAAAGATAAAACATCACCAACATAAGCAGCCTGCTCTATAAACATCATACCTGGAGAAGTTTCTGTAAAATCTGTATAGGTATTTGGAAAATAGGTTTGGGAATAATTAATTAATTGAGAACGATAGTCTCTAAAATTTTTATTCGTATAATTTATATTTCTTCTTATTGCCATTAGTTAAAGCTTAAATTTAGTGTATCATTTATATTTGTATCTGCTACACTATATGTTATGGTTATATTTATGGTATTTTCTTCTTCTGCTGGTAATACTGTTATATTATTTACTCTTACATTAGGAAAATAATCTATTAATTTTTGTTGTATATCACCTCTAATATAATCTAAATCTTGACTATCAATTTGAGAAAAAATATATTCTCTTAATCCTGCTCCAAAAGTAGGATTACCAGGTCTTTCTCCTGGGTTAGTTAAAAAATAATTAATTAAATTGTTTTTAATTGCTTGTTTAGTTTGATAATTAGGAGTGAATACCCCACCTTCATTCATAGGAAGGTTAAAACCAATTGCTACTTGAGGTCTTTGGTCATTGGGAAATATTCTTTGTGCTCCAAATGCCATACTATACTTTACCTTTCATTAATCCCATAATTTGATCCATACTAACATTTCCTTCAGGTAAACTTCCGTTTGGAGATGTTGTATCACCACTTGCTACTTTTAAAGGCATATTATTTGTATTTGCACTTAATGTACCATTAGCTCCAGGTCTCATACCATCTAAAACATTCATCATATTTTCTCTTAATGTTGCTTTATCGGTTTCAGGAAGTGATGATTGCATCACTGGGTTCATTGGGGTTGGTGCTGCTACATTTGTTGTAGGAGTACCCATTCTATTTTCATAAACAGTTTGTTTAGGAGAGCGTACAGCTTCCATAAGAATGTCTTTCATTTCCTCTTGAATTGCCTCTTTTACAGCATCTTTTACAATAGTTTTTAATTGACTTAATTTCATGTTATATTGATTTATTATAAATATTAGATTAGTTTGCTTTTAAATCATTTGATCGTATATAAAATGCAAGTTCATCGATTAAAATTTGGTCACTTGCACTAAATGATGGTTCTCCTTTTAAAACTACAACACCTAATGAATCTGTTGCCGTAGCATATCTTTTTTGTAATGAACCAACTATTCCTTTATTATCAGCTACTGTGGTTAAAGTAAAACCATTTACTGTATCATTTGATGGAGTATCTAATTCTGCTTCATCTGGGATTAATTGGAAATCAAGTTCATCTAACCCTTCGGTATCACTACATCTTTCAAATTGTTGGTCTAATAAGTTTAGTAATTGAATTATTTGTTTTAATAATCCTAATAAAACAAGTAATGCACCTGCTATACCTAAAGATAGGGTGAAGATGGTTTTAGATAAAGTTTCTAGTTTTGTTATTAAGGTTTGAAATCTAAGGATTAAACTTGTAGGGATACCAACACCAGGAGGAACAGAAGTTGGTAGTGGTATTGATTTAATAATTTGAGAAGCAATTAAAAGTAAAGCTGATAATCCACCTAAAATTCCTGCTATAATTAAAGCAGTATTTAACATTTTATAAATTTGATTTAACTGTTTTACAATTCTATTTCTTTTTGCCTTTATTTTTTCTACTTCTTCTGGGGATGGGCATGGTCCTTCACATTCTTCTGCGGTGATTTGACCAGTTAGATATTTAATTATTTCACCTATTAAAAAAGATTGTAATAAAGTTAAAAGTAAAGGTATTAATCTTTCTTTACATTGTTGAATAAACATTTTTAGCAAAATTTTTAATGTACTTTTTTTGCCTAATGCTTGTATTAAAAGTATAGTTTGTGCTTTAGTTCTTGCTAAATCGGCTTTAGCTTTATCTGTTAAACCCTTTACAGATTTTAATTCTGTAGTTTTTAGATCTTCTCTTACTGTTGAATCTAAAGCATACGGAGTTAATTTTTGAGGAATAAATCCTTTTGCTGTAACTAAAATAGGGGGTTTTATAGCAACTTTTTCAGTATCTTTATTAACTGGGTAGGTAGCTTTAATTTTAAATCTTCCATTTTTATCTGTTCTAGTACTAAACTTAGTCCCAGGAAGAGGTAATATTACATTAGCATTAGCTATAGTTTCATTTTTATAAAAGTCAATTACAGTACCCTTAATTATATATTCTTTTTTAATTGTATTAGGTACTTCATAATAGGTTGTAGAACTAATAGTATAAGTACCAGGATCAACATTCATATCTTTTTGAAGTTCATCTAAGGCATTAATTATTAATTGGTCATTAGGTAAAGTATCTGAAGCTTCTGATATTTTATTAGGTATTGAATCTGTGCTAGTTACAACAGTTTCTGTTTTTAAAGCACCATCATTTAAAGATAAAATGTTAATATATCCTATATCATTAGTTCCTTGTCTAATTAAAGATGAAGAAGCTAAATAGGATTGAGTACCTAAACTACCTACATTATTTGGATTTGAATTATCTTTTGCCATTATTTTAGTCTTATAGAATTAGATAATAATGGGGATGTAATCTTACCATCTTTTGGTAGTAAATTTTTTATATTTTTACATACATCCATTAAAGATTGAGCAGCTAAATCAACACCTGATGTTTCAATGTTGGTTGCATTTATATCATAACCTTCTAAACCATTTAAAGCAACAGCTAATACTTGAATTTGCTCAACTAAAATACTAAATTGTTGTATAAAAGAACCTCCTAGTAAAGCAGGTTCATCTGCAGTTGTACCTCCTATTTTAATACTTGGGGATGAAATATTTATATTTTTAGAAGTAAGTCCTATTTGATTATTTGAAGACAAAGAAATTGAATCCTGAGCACTTGCTAATATACTATCAGAAGAAGCATTAAATATTAAACGATTTGAGTTTAAAATTATTTGGGGATTAAAAAATTCTCGGGGTAATAAAGGTTCTGGGTTTAATGCAGAATAATTTTCACTTGCTGCTCTTAAAGGGATCTGTTGATATGAAGTCATATAAATAGATGATAAATCTTCTTTTATATCTTCTATAATAGGCAACCATCCAGCATCAGATGAATCTTTAGGTTGACCATTTCTTAATATTGTAATAGGATCTCCATTTTTTCCAACAAATGACCAATTATTTTGATAATCATCAGTATTAGAAGAACCCGATATTGAATTTTTAGGAACTGTACTACCTAACCTTATAGAATTTCCCCATCTACCTTCATATATATTATCACCAGCAAAGGGAAGTAAAGGATGGATATTGGTTTTTTCTACAAATGAACCTTTTTCTAATAAGGGGCTATTTAATTTTATATCTGTTGAAAAATCTGTAACTCTACGAACTATACCACTTTCAATTTGTTCATAATCTACTTCTTTTCCAGGATTATTTGTACTTAAAGAATTAGGATAAGCATTATGATGTGGGTGATTCCAAATACCTACAGGATTAAGATAATAATATTGTAATATATTAGTATTATTTGTAATTTGACTTACATTTTTACCTGGAAGGTTAAATAATACTACTATTTCATTAATTAAAGGATAATTTTTTAAATAAGGTAATAAAGGGGTTGCTGTTGGATTAGTAGTTGTTTCTTCAATTGATCCCAAATTAGAAATAGGCTCAAAAAATATAGTACCTAACCCATTCCACCCACCATAAGTATTAAATAGGGGATGAGTATTACTAATAATTATATCCGTTACTCTAGCAGTAATAAATTGAGCTTTTAATGAATCTAGTTGAGAAAAAATGTCTTCTCTATTCTGGATTGTTGCATTAAATGTAGAATTTAAACCACCAAATCCTGCTTTATTCATTATTTTCCTTTTTTTCCTCGAAGTTATTATTAAGTTTGTCTAACTCAGCCATTAAATCTGCTTTTTCTTCTTCTGTTATACCCATAGAATCTTCGCTGGAACTATTATTGAGTGCACGTTGTACTATAGTAGCCATTTTAATTAATTGTTCATCGTTACGAACACCAATATCCATATATTCTTTTATAAGGGGTACAATTAAAGTTGCATCACCTATATCATTAATAAGGGGTTTAAGTTCAGAGATTAAACCTGATATTTGTTTTTCTTTCTTTTTTTGATTGTTGTATATTTCTTCTAAAATATTGGAAAATTTTTTCTTCCCAAATACAACACTATCCAATGATCCCATAATATTATTTTATTATAAATATGAATATAAAAAGGATTTAGAATTTAGCGTAACCGTTCTCTAGGTAAAAAATATATTGTGATTTAAATACATCATGTAATTTATCCGCTATTTTTGTAATTTTTGGAGTTTTTACATCTACCATTTCCCTAATGTATATATAAAGTGCTTTTTTATTAAATACTTCTAATGTTTCTCTTTTTCTGAATAATTCAAGAATAGCATCTGCTATTTGAGCATCATTCTTTTTTGGGAAAAGTTCTAATATATTTTGAGTAGTATGATCTACAAATAAATCTATATATTTATCTAAATCACTTTTAGTTTTATTCTCATCCATTTTATAAGTATGGGTTGAGTTTTCACTAGTAAGTACATCTACATCTACTTTTTTTATTTTTTTAGTGTAATTTTTTTGGTTATATAGTATTAACCAACGTTTTACTATAGTTCCAAAATAAGAATAGGCTTTTGCTCCCCTTCCAGGGTCAAATAAATGCATCTTAGACAATAAAAAGGTTATTATTTCATGTTGTAAATGTTCTAAATTCTCAACCTCAGTATGATAAAATTTAAAAGTATGAATTATATTTTGAGTAAGCTTAAAAAAGGGATAATGAATATGTTGTTCATATATCACACTTCTTATTTCTGGATCAGGTTGGTTATTATATTTAACAATATAGTCCTCTGTCTCTTGAGTAAAGTAGTTTTTACTCTTTTTTCTTCTTTTTTTAGGTAGTGCCATTTAGTTGATTCGGAACTTATCCATCCCGTCTTGTAAGTTTTTTATTTGTTTAAAAAACCAACCGATTTCATCATCACTTTCAAAAATTCCTTTAGCATCAATTTTATTTAATCGATCACTAGTAAATTTAAGTTGTTTATTGAATTCACCAATATATTCATTGTATTGAATTATAATATCTTCTGCTCTTTCATTTTTACGTAAAAGGTTAAAAGTCGTATATCCTAAGATAACGACTAATAAGCTTAATATAATAATTATGATTTCTATCATTACAAATTATCTAACATATTTTTTAAACCTGGGCTTGTAATTGTATTAAGTGCCTTAGATTTGGTATTAGTTTTTTTATTTGATGACAATGTATAATTCTTCTTTGGCGTAGCCACGCTATCTTTAGAAAACTTTGGAAGCCATTCAATTTCAAATTCAATACGTGCAGCCATCATATCAGCTTGGTGTAATATAAATGGTAAAGATGTACGAGGTTTTGTTTCTGGCATAAATGATTTTAAATATTTTTCATTAGCAGAATCATATAAACCATCATGGGTCTGGATAGCTAACATTTCATTAAATGTATATTGTATCCCATATGATTGTAATAAAAATAATCCACGATCTGGTACAGAAGCAAATGCAATTTTCTTATTATGCATATATTCTTCACCTAATTTATCCCTTCTCCATTGATCAGTCTGAGGTATGTAAGATTCATGTTCTTCATCTCCCATTTTACCTAAATCATGATTAATCGCCGAAAATACCAATTCTTCCTGGGTAAAAGTAGTCATATCACAACCAAATCCTTCCCATACAGCGGACATGGATAAAGCGGCTTTTACTACTCTATTAACGTGATCTACATACCCACCTGGGAATGCTGAATGGTATTCTTTCTTATGGGATGCCGGCATTAGAATAATACGGTCTTCATATTTTTTATAGAAATCAAGTAATTTCTGTTTACGATCACCAGTTATATATGTTTCGATATTAGTATTAAATTCAACCCAATTTGCTTGAATTTGCTCTGCTGTTAATTTCATAACCCTTTATTTATTTATCTTTCAATTGCTGTTTTTACATCTGATATAATATCTTTACCCTCATTAAGTACCTTTTTATAAGTTTCTAATGGTTCTTGTCTGGTAGTGATAAAATCTAATTGGGCAAATTTACCCTCTAATTTTTCTAATAATTGAATTACATAATCTTTGTTTTTCATAATATATTTATATTGATTAACAGGGTATTCCTTAACCCCTTTTATTACCTTTATTTCCAATCCCTTCTTATTCCCTTTTCTTACAAAACCTGTAATACTAATGTACGAATAGATTTTTGGGGAACCTAATTATTTTTAAACTGCTTTAACTATTTCTTTGATTTTATATATATGTGCGCATTTTTCATATTCTTCATATGATTCAAAAAATTGGATTGCGCTGTCTAAAGTTTTAAGAAATATTTTTGGATTAAAATTTATAATAGCATTAATATCATCTTTTTGATCTAAATTAATTTGCTTTATATAACTCCAAGCCCTATGATAGACAGTATATTCAGATGCTTCCTTAGTAGATTCAACATTATAATCTGGTTGTTCTTGTTTAAGAAATTTTTCTAATTTTTTATGGAATATTTCATGATTTTGAATGAGTTTAACAAACATCCCTATTTTAGCATAAGGTCCATTCATAAAATCTTTTATTTCTTGTTTGGTCTTATCATCTTCGATTTCCTTACCATCTACAAATAGTTGAAATATTTTATTTTTATCTATCATTAATGTCATTTAATTATAAATATGTAAATTAATTCTCTAATTCCTTAATTTCCTGTTCTACATCCTTTAAAATCTTTTCTAAGACTTTATATTCATGAACAACATCTTTTTTATTAGGGTTATCTGGGTGGTAATCCCATAATTCATCCATTACAGTACTAACTGCTAATAAATCATTAATTAATTCTGCTTTTTGTTCTTCTAATGTTTGTTTTTCCATAATTTTAATCGTAAATTTTATCTTGTATTTCTTTTCTTAAACTTTCTAATATAAGTAAGGTACCATTAATATCTCGTGATTCCAAAGAATCAATAGCTTTATTTACTTTATAATATAATCTTTCTTTAATTTGGTAATTCATTAGTCAAATATAATATTAAGTTCTTTTTCAACTTCAGCTTTAGGCCCTATATCGGTATTAAATATAGTTTTTATAAATATAGTAGCTGTGTCCCCTACCATTTGATTATCAAAGAAAATTTGTTGTTGGGGAAATGTAGTGTATTTACTACGTGTACCTAACAATTCAGAAGTATAAGGACAATCTAAACATTGGTGTTTACTAACCTCATAACCTACAATATTAAGTGGAGGATGGAGTTCAGTCATATTTTCAATAGTATAGGTTAAATTTCCAACAGGAATAGGATTTAAATAATCCCCACTAGTAAAAAAACCAAGAACACTATACAAGGGTACTGTAAAAGTAAGACCATTTATCCAAAGCCAATAATTGGAATCAAATATAGTTTCAACTAAAGGAGTACCATTAATAATATAATCTGGATGTATTTCATCTAGTTCACCTTTAATAGTAAAATATTGATATCCCCAATGTTGAATATGCCAATATCCATTCCCATCTTGATACACCCCAGGAGAAACTACGGGGTCAATATAAAAGAAGGTATCACAATTTCCATCTAAACATGGATATGGAGATAAAGTAATCTCCTCCTTACTACATGCAAGGAGGGAAATTACTAAACTTATGTAAATTAACTTTTTCATTATGCTGCAAATTCTAAAGCTTTACTAAACATTTTTTTATTTACAATCTGATCTTGCTTAAAGTTTTTAATAACTCGAGCTTGACGTTTTTTTCCTGTTTTTGTAATATATTCGAAATTACCTTCAATAATATTTTCCTGAACACGATTAAATACTTCCCAAAGCATATTACCTTCATCTTTTGAACGTTGAGCTTCTAAAACTTCTTCAATTGCTTGATCATCAAAGGTATTTTCCGTACCTTCTACTCTAATATCTAGAAACGATTTAGCAAGATCAAACATTTGTTCTTCTTGTAATTCAACTTCTTTCATCTTATTCATTGCTTCAACAGTTAAAGGTAATTTTTCAACCATTTCTTTAATAGTATCTTGTAAAGTTGAAAAATCATAACCCATATGACGGATCTTAATATCCTCAAATGTATCTGTAGCTATAACTAAACCATTTTCACAAATCATTCTAAACAATCCAGCTGTAAATTGGAATGAATTTTTTCCATCATGTGAATTTGTAAGTAATACTTGTGGGTAAACAGTATCACCATCTTCACCATTAATAACAACATCATTATTTCTAAAAACAACTAAATGTTTTTGGAAACCATTTGTTGATTCTTTTCTAGATTTAACTTCTTTTGCATCAACAACTCCCCAACCTAATAATTCCATATCTTTGATCACTTGATCAGTTGGAATGTGGGTGTACTTATCACTTGTATTTTCTGAAC